GGATTGGTTGCGGCAAAATCCTTGTCGTCGATTTTGAGAGTAGCGTTGTAGCCAAACTGTCGAATGTAAGGCAGTTTGACCGAAATCATTGGAATAAAATTGTGTGACTCTACTAGGCCGGATTCTAACAAGCCTTCGGCCTGTGCGTGATCTAGGTCAAGAGTGCATAGCCATTTGTCGTCCAAGCAGTCTTGAATCATCATTTCCCAATCACGCCAGGCATCGGCATCGTCGATGGCCAATGCTGGAAAACTTTGATTGGCACCAAAGTAAATGTGTTCGCAATCGTTGTTCAATGCTTCTTGTTTGACGATTTGGCTATCTTGTAGGCCCACTACAAACAGTGTGCGTAGTCCAAATGCAGGCGTGTGTTCTACTTCAGTTCCTACAAAGAAACTGACCTCCGTGTGTCCATCTCTATTCATCGAGTTTGATCTTGTTCTAGTTGATCTAATCGGGCCAGTTGGTCCGGGCTAAATTCTTCTTCTAATTGTATATTATCTTGGTCTTCATCGTCAACCGCAACTTCTTCAAATAGCGCATTGAATTGGCTGTGTGCATTTTTGGCCTTTTTGCCTTTGAATCCTCTAGTGCCCACAATGTCCATCCAGTAACGATCGTAGTGTTCAATTATGGCTTCGGCTTCCTCACGGTCTGCGGTGGCAAAGATAGCATCCACGATGTCTTTGAATCTGGCATGGTCACCATTTTCGTTCCACATCATAGCAGGCCAAGATCCAGAATCATACGTGCGATTGGCTCGTTGAACTGCTTCCAAGTGCATCCAAACATTATGACCCATCAGCAATGCATAACTGAAACTGTCCCACGAGGTCTTGCCTTCTTTACCGATCTTGTTTAGATCACCCGGTTTGTAGTAACAAATGTCTTTCATTTGCAACTGTAGGCTAATCGGGCTTTCGTCAAAATGATCAATTAGGCCATCTGCTACCACGGCCTGACCATATGGTCTGGTGTCAGTGCTATACTTTTTATCATCCACAATAGGACTCATTCTATAGCACCACTTGTCGTTGTGTGGCAAGTCAATGTGATGATACACCTGTCCGTTGGCAGTGGCGAGGAATGGGCTGGCACAATCAAAGGAAATAGTAAATGCGGGATTGACGTATTTTCTAACGGCCCTTTGGATCACGGTGAGTAGCACAGCCCATTCCAACTTTGATGTGCCCAAGAAGTGCATCCAATCATGCACACCTTCTTGTAGTAGACCGTCATGACGCAGTGCTACTAGACGTCGCAACACCAAATGCACGTCACACATGTTTTGTCCACCCATTGACCAGCCATCAAAGTGTGTGTCTGGATACATGTTAGGATCACAGTAGTGCTTCATAATTTCATACCAACGATCAGCATCGGCATGGTTGGCACCTTGCAACACATTCAACACCTTCATGCCACCGTTGCGAGCACCTTTGCGATGACGCATGTAGTAGTCGTTGTTATACTTGGTGGCAGCCACTGCTTCTTCCAAAGTAGTAATGCCACACGCATCACTGGCCTTTTTGTCATGTATGACCCAGGTTGGAATATCTAGTGTCATGCCGTAGTCAGCGACACCATCTAGCCATTTGAGCACTGCTTCACGTTTCTTTTGTGCAGCATCCAATAGATTCTGATAGTTTTTGGCATGATCAATCTTGACATACTTGATGTTGCCATTCTTGTCATGCTTGGGTGTTCCGTCGGGTTTGAGATCTGGTCGATGCTCAACACCTTTGGCCTTGAGTTCGGCCAACTTGGCCTGAACCTCTGGACTGGTTGGGTCACGCCACTCACCCTCCCACAGGCCTTTGGCAATCTGGAATCCACCCGAGTCACCCAGCATTACAGTGCCAGCTTCACGATTACGAACCATGTCCTCACTCCAGTCCTGCCGAGTAAGATCCAAGTTGGCATGACCACCCGAGTATAGGCTCCACTTATACGGGAACAGACCCTTGGCGCTGTTGAGCCAGTTCATCTGTTCCATGTCTTTGAGGCCTTTGGGCATACGTGCTGGATCCACATAAGGACCGTTTACCGGATCACGTTGCTTGCCTATGTAGGTGGCATAGAAGCCCGATATTGCTGGTAAGAACACAGCATAATCGTTCTGCTTGGCTGTTAAGTTATCTTGGGTCACTTGCTTTGTGCTGGAATAATATAAGTGTAAGTGGCCAAGCCTGAATCCACAGTGATCTGTGCCGCACCATCATCACTGATCTTCATAACTTTATCGCCTGTAAGGTCAAGAATACTGATTACAGTTTTGATCGGCCATGACCATGTGCGTTTGAGAGTACCAGACACTCCTGGCTGGAACACAAAGTTACCTGCGTGTGTGCTATGGTCGCCAAAGTGGAACTCTAAATTGCCGTTGTTGGTCTTGGCTTGGAAGTTGACTTCTTCAGCATTGGCCTGCGCCTGCATCTTGAGACGTTGGATAGCGGCCACTGTGGGTTCAAATTCAATGTGCCAATTGACACCTTTGAATTTAACTGTCTTGGCCTTTTCAGTCACAATCTCAGATGCCATAAAACGATAGGTATTTTTAAAATCTTTAGTGGCATTCTGAAAACTGATTCCGTCGGGCTCGCCTGTGGCTCGCTTTGTGACACTGAGTTCAGCACCTTCTCGGTACTCAGGCAAGTTCAACAGAATATTGAGTTTGCCCAAGTTTGGCATGCCAAATAGGCCAATGAACTCTGGCACTGGATTGGCATATTTTCCTTCTACAACTACACTACGGTCTTCGGCTACTCCAAAAATTTCAGTTGACTTGTTGTCGCCGGTAATTTTGACCAGGTCGATACAGCCCAATTTTAGTGTGTGTTCTACTAAATCTAGTAAATGATCTTTCATGTAATTCTCCTTGTGTTTGATTATACAGTGGTTATTTAGATTTTGCAACGGGTTTAGGTAATATTTTTGCTAGACTTTGACCACCTCTTAATGAAGTCAACTCGCCGGCTTTTCGAAATTCAATCCATACACTGGGGCCACCAGTTTCATAACAAAATACTTCTTCAAATCCCAAATAGTTGGCCCAGCCTCGAACCAGCGATCCAGGAGTGTAACCGGTGATACCTTGCTCAACGGCCTGCATGGCCTGATGACGATCACAGTCGTTGAATGTCATGGCCACAACTCCGCCTGGCAATAGTTTTTGATAGATCTCTGACAGATATATTTTTACCAACTCAAACGGACGATAGTCCAAATAATTATAGACCAAACAAAAACCTATTTGCTGATCAGGTAATCTATTCAAAATTGGTTGGTTGAATGACTCTTTGATTGTGTAGGGGCGCAGTCTGTTTTGATAGACTTCGTTGAATTGTTCCATGGTGGGTTCTAACAGGTAATGACTTTCGTCCACCAGATACAACGGATCACTGGCGGTCATTTCATGTACGAACGGCTCTAGCATTGGATGTATGATCATAGCCGGATGTTTCCAGTCACAGTAATTGGCCACACGACTTTTCAATGCTGATTCTGTTTCGGCATCGCGTCGAATTGGTTTGTTACGATGCAGGCCTAAATAATCTTCTGTTTGTGCATAGTCAGTTTCTAAATATCTTTCATATTCGGTATAGTTTCTGTGTAACCATGCCTGCCCTTGTTCGGCAATTAATGTTTGCACTTCGGACCGCAAGTCCAACAATTCTTCTTCGATACTGACAAACACTGACTGTAGTGCGTGATTTTTTTCTTTGAGTCTTTGTTGAAATCCTGAATCAACACCGGCCTGAGGCACATCGACACGATCAACGATCAACTCAAATCTACTGCTAGATTCTTGTTGAAGATCTTGCATGGTCAACTGTTCTAGATGATTATTTAGACGTATTAATTCAGTTAGGTTCATATTACCACTCAAACAACGATTGAAAAGTGTTCTCGGTATTGGTAGCCGATGCCAAGTCCCACTCCAGCACACCTAATAAATTGTCTAACTTTTGATCCACAACTGTGGCTTCCATCTCAGCATGATCAAACGGAAGATCTTTGAACCACTGTGGTATATGAGTCTCATCTGTGGGATAGCCAATTGACGTCCACCCTAGCGGATTAGTTTTGAGCTTGCACACAATAGTTTTCATACCATCTACAATTTGCATGGAATACTTGTCACTATTCATTCTACGAAGATTGTTCCAGTTTAATGCAGCTCTGACATGGCCCGGCATGTTGGCTTTGCCTAGACGCTCTTCTTCTTTGCCATACTTGGTCAAGTTGTTTACACGTTTGGGACTACCCTTTTCCCAGCCTGGACGTTCTTTGAACAGATATTTGAATTCGCGAATCTTTTCAATAATCTGTTCACGTGTAGCACCAATCAAGACATCGTTGAGAATTTCACTCAAGAACTCTTGAATCACTTTAGGAGTGTCTGAACGTTTTAGATCAAGCCCCATGGCTTTGACCTTGCCTGGCGATCCATGTGTGTCTACCCGCTTGTTCTCTTTGTCATAATACATGACAGCATAACGCTTCTTGGTAATAAACAGGCCTTTTGAAGCTACAATTTCTCGCCCACCCTTGATCACTGACCCCATCTCTCTAGGCACATGAAATGCAGTTTCCATAAATCCAGGGAAGCTTGCGTTGACTTGATCAGCAATACTGTTATACAGTTGAACAGCAATTTCTCTGTTCCATTGCATCTCGCCTTTTTCGATTGCGTCCTTCAGCACAGGATATGCTGTAAAATAACACGAGTCTGTATCACCATAAATGATACTTTCGCCTACATGATCATACTTGCCGGTGATGCATTCATTCACATAGGCATCCATGTGTCGGGCGATACTACGACCAGTAAGCGTCGTCGATTGTCCAATGCGCTTGTCAAAGAATCTACAACCAGGATTCAAAATAGCACCATACAAACTGTTCAAGTTAATCTTCTTGACCAACTGACGCTTGTCCCAATATTCTTCATCTTCCGGAGTCTTGGCTTCTTTGAGTTTGGCCTGCATCTCTTTACGTTCGGCATACCAACGTTTTAGTAGCCCTGAAATAACTGCTTCTTTCTCGTAGGTAAAGATTGTACCATTGGCAGTGATCATCCAGGGACGGTTGCTGTCAAAAATAATTTTCCATACGTCGGCTGCGCTGTGGACACTTTCTTCACCGTCTTGCCAGTCAATGGTAATTTCTGTGCCTGGTTGCATTTCCATCACAGCAGTATACTCCAGTGTGGCAAACAAGCCTTCCCAGGCTGCCGCAAAGCTCGACCCACCACGCATCTTTTCACTGATATAACGGTCTGTCATGACCGGACGCAGTTGACCTACAATAGTCTCTGGGCCCATGTTCAGCGCACGAATAGCACTGGGATACAAACTGTTGATGTCTATTGATCCTACGTATTCGTGGATACCTTTGCGCGGATAAGCAACATAGGCGCCTGCGGCCTGGGTATCTTCGTCGCTGTAGCGTTCTTTACGGTTTGGCACAACCATGCCACGTTCGTGTGCTTCATTGATAATGGCCTGCTCTGTTACAGCCACAGCACCCATGGTAGTCTGTAGCAACACTGTGTTTTCATGTGCCAGTGTATTGGCCAGATCCAAGAACTTTAGTTTTTTATCCAGCTTGGCAAGAATCATTGTGTCTTGTCTGTTGTATTCAATGAACTTTTTGAAGTTCTGATTATATAGTTGATCTAGTGTACCTTCAAACACTGTTTTGGTTTCTTGCAACTCGTATTCAGCAATAGCATCCAAACTATAACTATGACGTTCTTCATAAGTGTATTTGCGATACAGTTGCATATAGTCCATATGCACACGACCAATCAAGTCATAGGTTTCGTTCTCTGCACCAAAACGTTCAAACATACGCTTCTTAGGAAACTGATTCCATAGGCAAAACTTGCGTGTGTCATCTTTACTCAGCACTCTAGTTACACGATTAACAGTGTAAGGTATATCATAGCCCTCACTATTCCAGCCCGATATTGCATCAGCGTCTTCGATTAGATCCAAGAAAGTTTTTAACATTTCTTCTTCTCGATCAAACACAATGCAGTTTTCAAACTCCTGGGCGATCTCATCCGCAGTTTCACGACTCATATGCTTGGGTGGAACAACCAATGTAACCATTTGTTCTAGCCATTGTAGATAAACAGAAACAGCAGTAATAGCATTAAATGGGTCAGTGGTTGGTGAGAATCCACGTTCAGGATCAAAGTCGACTTCAATGTCAAAAAATGCTACATTGAGCCGAGGACCATCTTGCCCTTTGTAGTTTTCTTCTAGACAACGAAAGATTGGATTGATGTCCGACTCATACAGTTGCTTGCCGCTCTGTATGCGAATTTCTTTGCGAAACTCTTTGTTGTTTCTAGTGCTGAATCTCGAAACAGGTGTGCCGAATAGGCTTAGAAATTTACCACGAGGATCCTCGTAGTAGAAGATGTAGTTGGCCGGATATTCTTGATAGACTCGTTTGCCATCCTTCCGTTCAACTACATGAATACGATCGTGTTCACGATCAAATAAGGCATCTACATAACTCAAATTGTTCTCCGTTTATGGCCGGTTAGCCATGATTCATGTTCGTAACGTGAACGACTCGATTGTTTAAAAACAATATTTATAGGGTTTTACCTACACTGGTCAAAATTGTTTCTAACAATTCATGATCCTGCTGTTCGCGACCAAATTCAGCTTTGTGTGCCAACTTGATAGCTTTCTTAAGAATGTTGGGTTTGATATCCATTTCTTCGGCAATGGCTTTGACTGTGTCGTTGAGACCGCCGGTCAAGGTTTCAATTTCCATCATGACCTGCATACCTTCGTTGATCACTTGGGTAAGTTTGGCCTGTTCGGCTCCGCTAAAAATTCTACTATTGGACATTCGATTCTCCTTTGATTGTTTATTATATACTGACTTTGCACATTAGTCAATGAAAAATTGGTCAAATGATTGCCATATTTCTTCTAAAGGTATTGTGTAAGTTTTGATATCGTAGTTGACCGGTGTCAACTGATTGGTTGCCAATTGCTCTATAAGATTTGGAAAGAACTTTTGAACAATCTCATAGTTGCCTATTGGTTTGCTGAATAGATTTTGATATGTGATCTGACATTGGATAGTGCTTTCGATATCATTTTTTAGACGGGTCAATGGATACCATTGACTGTAGGAATTTAGACAAATTTTATCAAGCCACAAATTGTTTTTTAAATCATATAAAATATTTTTATTCACTGATTTTCCAATCAACGAAGGCAATCTAACAACGTGGCTGTTTGGTAGTTTTACCAAGGCATTTTCCAAATAGTGCCTATTGCTGCCATAACTGTGAGTTCTATAAACATCAACTGTGCTGATATGGACAAGATGATTGTATTGACATTGTTTGACCAGCTTGATTACACGTTCACAGTCGGCCAAATCTTTTTCAGGATCATTGTTGACCACAAGACGATTGCCAGTTGGTGCAGCCACAACCAATACATCATGTTCTTTTGGAACAATGCTATCTCGGCCAAACAACACACTGTCGGGTGCTTGTCTGTGTAATTCTTGGCCGATAATACCAGTACCAATGATGGAATATTTCACTTGATCGCTTTCAAAATTGTATATATTAATTTATTGGGTCTATTGACAAAAACTGATCAATAGTTGTTGTGTAGTAGTCGGCTATTTGTGCATGAACTGTTGGATCAGTGATATGAAAGTGAGCCATATTTGTATTTGGGGAATAGCTGGACAAAGTCCATTGATTGATTTTGCTTTTGTTTTTGCTGAATTTTGAAAAGTAATCGGTTCTTCGAACATTGCCAAACATGGGATTTTCAAATCCACCTTGATCAAATATAAAGGGTATGTTGTGTTCGGTTAACTGGTACAATGAACTTTCAATTATACATTTATTTTCATAAATTGCAAGATCCAAATCAAACAATCTACTTTGGTAATCTTTTATGGCAGTAATATCATCCTTGCCAAACACACAAGTTTCATTCAATGAATGTATCGAATAACAGGCCAAATCTCTTGTACCAACATCGTCGTTTGTATCACCTATACGCACAAATCGATCATACATGTCAGCATTGGGCTGATTGACTTTTTGAACATGTCCTTGACTTCTAGTGCAGGTGGTACCTAATAAAATAACAAAGTCAGCTTGATTTGCAATGGCTCGATCCACCTGCATTCTGATTAATAAATTAGATGCACAACAAATTGACAAATTTGTCACAGTGTATTCATTGCCTAGTTGTGTTGCCAATAACTGTGGCCACGGATCAAAACGCCATCCAATGCTTGGACAGCCAAAACTATCACCGCAAATGTAAATTTTTTTCATTTGAATTTAGAAATGACTTGATTTGCTGTTTGTTCGTTGTGCAGTCGGCATTGTTGGCCAAACTTGCCGGACCAAAGGTGTTCGGTGTTGTGATCGGTACTGTTTTTGGTCATTTCAACAAGGTCTTGTATGGTGTAGTCTGCCAATGATTTTATCAAATTGACAATTGAAACAAGCCTAGACAGATTGCCAAGATCATTGTCCCAAGACAGGTCTATATTGCCATAGTCAAATTTAAACCCTAGTTCACGCAAATACTTATATGAATGACCTTGTCCTACTGCAATAAAAGGAGTTCCGGCTATTAGACACTTGTAGGTTTTTTCTGAATATTGGGGACCTGGATATACTATGGTGCCAAACTCATCGGTATCCATACGACTATAATGATGACTCTCGTTGGTAAAATGCAATGCAGATTCAGTATAAAGTAGTTGCCATGGATTGCTGTTCACTCTTTGGTAATTGTCAGCGATATCGTTGAACTCGTCTATGTCAATGAGTTGACCATGGTATTTTTCAAAAAAGGTAGCGGACAGTTGATCCAATAGATCAACTCCGGTTGGTTGTCTAAAGTGAACATTTTTTTCCTCAAGCCAATTGCCTAATTTGACCAGTAGTTGGTCACGGTGATGATATTCCATCAACGCAGTAAACACTAGCAGCTTGGCCTGAGTAATACGATTGCATACTGCACTAAATTTATATTTGATCTGCCTTGGTTGTTGGTTGGGAAACCAAGACATCATTGTTTCCATGTGATAGTGCCAGCTATAATAATTAAAAAAATGCACATTTGATTTGAATGGAAAATTATAACATGATCCGTCATTTAAAATCACTATAGGAGCATCAATGCGATTTGACTGTTCCACGATCCAATCAAGGTCAAACATTTCTTGATGAAATGTTATTACATACAACGAATGCCCTAGCGGAAGATTAAATTTTATAGGTAGGATTGATGGTATTCTGGCCCACAGTGCAAAATAAGTGTCTTTTGGCAATTCTTGTAGCCAATTTAACTCTGACCATTCCAACGGAAAAGTAGGACGACCATAGAATTGTGGAGGCATAACATCAGGATGTGGATGAGTATTCATCCTTGCAGTAAGCTGATTAGACATCAGTTACTTATTTGGAATAAATGGTCACTTTAAGTTTCACGGTAGCGAATCGTTTGACTAGGCCAGCACCCGGCCACCCTCGTAACTAAGTTACGGTCCTAAGGGTGTTCTATTTCACGCCAATGGTCATATAGCGTGTGTATTTGGTTTCAGGATCCTGAAGACTCAATGATCCTTGATATAGCACTTGACTCAACGCATATCTGCGTTGTATATCTTCAGCACTGTGAAATTCAACTCCAGGGTCTTGATCTCGAGCTTGCATGGCCACTAGGGTACCAGCAGGTATATGATCAAACCAAGCAGATTCAGGCATCTCGGTCAGGCTAGTGTTGACCACAACACCTGCGGAGCCCAACTGCCTATAGTCCAATTCATTGGCATCCTTTAACATGGACTCAACATTGTCAACACCAATTTTATTCAAAATACGTTGACTGGTATCTAACATTTCGGCGTTGGTCTCTACATTGACGATAAGATCTACGGTCACAGTGGGTTGTAGAGTCATATACAAGGCCAGATTACCATACCATGATCCTAAAATATACATAGTGGTATAGTGCTGTTGTATTTGTTCCAACTGTTGCAACAACCAAACTTTGCTGGCTATAAGGTCACGAGTAAAACTACCAGCCAAACTGTAGCCGCTGGATTCGGTTAAATCAGACTGGTGAGAAAGGATTTCTTGGGCGATCATAACCGTCGTCTTCTGGATAGACTGGATATGGGTTTATTTGCCATCCACATATAGTTGCGAGCCTTTGTTGAAGCTAGGACTCCATGGACTGTTGGCCACACGTCCACCTTTGCGTTTGCTCCAGGCATAACCGGCTCTATGACCCGAACAGTCTTTGGTACATTGTGATCCCAAGAACGTGAGTTCGTTTAATTCGTCCTTTAGCCAGGTATCAGCAAAAGCCCGGCACAACTCTTGTATCTTTGCATTGCGAGTAATTTGCAAGTGGTATGTTTTGTTGCCA